AGTTTGCAATGAAAATGAAGTCACTTGGCTATGAATTTACTGGTATATGGGGCGATCCTGCTGGAAGTGGTACGAATTTGCAGTCAGGAATTAGTGATATTCAGGTGTTTTCTGCGCAAGGTCTAAAAGTTAATGTAAAACGCGATGCAGTAACAAGAAACGTAGTATCTGGCGTATCTCACGTACGCAGATGGTTTGAGGATGCAAATGGAGAACCACATTTCTTTATTCATCCAAAATGCAAGAAAAGTATAGAATCATATGAGAATTATCATTATCCAGAACATCGCGAAGATCAAACCTTGCGCCATGAACCTAAAAAAGATGGTAAGTTTGATCATGCTTGTGATGCATTACGTTTTCTGTTGACCAATTTATTTCCAATGAAAAATAGACACGCTGGTGTCATCGATTTCTTTTAAAGGTAGATATGCTTACAATTCAAGATCAATCCGAAGGCGCGATACTTAGCGCATTACAAGAACAGTTAAAATACATTGAGGATGAGCGTACTCGCGAGCGTGATTATTTGATGGACTTTTATGAAGGCATCAATCTGGAGCATTATGTGAGTGACTATTTTGGTCCAGAGACTCTACGTCAGACGGTCATCCCACAAAACAATCTCACTAGAAGAGTGTGTAGTCTACGTTCGATGACATACAAACGTCCACCGCGCATTCGTACGAATGAATCGTATGTTGACATCATTGACAAACATGGACTCAATGCGCAAAGAAGAATTTTGGAGCGATTGACATTCTTACTTGGCACGATGGCATTTAGAAGTAAATGGAATGACGTGGCTCAAAAATTAGAATATGAGATATTATCACATTTCACGCCACTATTCTTGGCAGGTGATTCAAGAGACAAACCAATTGGGGTCATGTATCCAATTGAGCATCAAGGAAATGCTAGGACATCAGATGTAGTACATGCTGTATGGACCGAAGAGCGTTATGGCATACCAGGAAGACACTTCTTAGTAGATGAAGATGGGAAGGTAATTAGCGTAAATGATAATGACGTGAATCCATATGGCATACTTCCAGTAACATTTTGCCATCGTTATCCACCGATACGTGATTATCACGTAGGCAACGCAATGGATGTTGCTCAAACAGATCTTGCGGTAAATGTGGCACTTCTGGAATTAAATTTAGCGATTCGCTATGGGTGTTTGGGAATTAAATTCATCACTGGTGTCGAGGATCCAAGTCGTATTACCATTGGAACTGATAAAATTTTGTATTTACCAGAGCAGAGTAATTTTGGTGTAACCTCAAGTGGTGGTAACCTCAATGACATTGTGGACTCTACTAGATTCTTAGTGGAAACCACATTGAATAACAATCATATCCGCGCAAAATATGCTAGAGATGACTCAGGAAACGCACCAAGCGCAGCAAGTCTTAGTATTCTTGAGATGGAAAACATGGATGAGCGTTCCGCAATGACTGAAGACACCTGGAGACCATGGGAACAGCGTAGATTTCAAGTGGATAAGAAAATCATTGAGGTAGAAGCTAATGTCAACGTAGGTGATGAATATAGCGTTGATTTTCTAGAGCCAAATTATGCATTGACTCCTGAAGCAGAGGTCATGTTATGGAGTTGGAGATTTGATCGTAATCTCGCACAGCCTATTGAGTGGTTCTTGTATCACAATCCCGATGCCTCAAAAGATGACATCGCAAGGTTCGAGGAACAGCAAAACGAATTAAACGAACAAGAACCAGAGCCACAGAACAGACTACTAAATATCTTGAATGCCAACAATAGACCAAGCAGTTAACTCATATGAGAATAGTATTGAAGATGCAATCAATGGATTCCAGCAAGATGTGGAATCGCTTGAAGAGGAAGGCTTATCTACATTGGAAATATTGGGTGTTATCGCTGCGATTGATATTACGTCCTATTTTATTGAGGAGTTACGTTTTTCTACCGCAATCAACTCCTTCATGGCTGCAACTGAGGATATTCTTGCTGATTTGCCGAGTTTTGGGCGTGCAAGAGAAATCCAACTCGTGGCTCTACAGACTCTCCAACGCAAGGGAATCGAAGGAATGACCAGGCAAGTTAGTAATGTGATGCAAAATGCAATGGTATCTGGAATCAACAGTGGATTAAAAGGAGCAGAATTACAAGGAATAATGCGCAATGCAGTTCGCACGAACATTCCAAGAGTCGAAAATGTAGTTGGTACGATGCTTGGTGACTACCGTAGGTCTGTCATTGGTGCAATGGCAATTGACCTACCAGATGATACTCAATATGAATATATTGGACCAGATGATGAAAAAACGCGTCCCATTTGCAGAACTTACTTATCTAGCGATCC